ACTTTGCGGATCTTTGATCCATCAATTGGACGGATTTCTTGAATACCAGCCTTGAGGTTTTTATCGTCAACAACAAGATGGTGATACATTCTACCATCAACATACCAACGTTTGAAGATATCGTGGCCCAATTCACCAAAGTTCAACATCGAGATGATATTATCAAACTCTTCAGTGATAGCTTTTTTGATATTATCGGGAGCTTCAATCTTATCAAGAACCAACGCAACCGATTGTTCATTAGCGCTTGTTACGATTGCTTCGTTTGTAATGTCTTCAATTGCAGCATCGACTTCAGGATGGGTTGCTACACCGCGGTATTGTCTAATCAAGACAGCGTCATCTTTAACTGTGGTGTCGCCATTGATATCAACATACGTGCCATAGTATCCACCGGCGGCGGTAACGTATCCAGCACCATCATCATCTACAGGGGGTACGATAGATGGCAATAATTTATTGTTCGCAGTGGTCTTTGCCCTACGAATCTCAAAACCAAAAATCTTTAAACCTTCATCAGCCATTGTGTATCCTAAGTATTAATGGAAGGGGCTGTTCGCCCCTTCCGATTATTTAGTACGGTTAATTAACTAGTGGTATCTGATGTCCAGTACTGATACTGGAACTCCACTGTAAATCTTTCAATTTCATTTTCTGTAGCGTATGAAAGATCGATTGGAGCAACCGCTGTTGGGAAGGCACCCTTGAATGAGTACTTCTTTAGAGCTTTTCCATTCTTATCGAGCTGCTCTACAAATAAGTCAGACTGATAAGAAATTGGATCGACCAAACCAGTGTTTAGCTGGTGATTGTTCATCCCGTTCATCCAGCGTTCCATTGCGTTACGGACTTTGAAATCTGTATCGTTAATGATAGTTACGGTCCAAGATTCAAATGTGCGATCACCAGCAATCTTTAGACGGCGGCCACGGAAAGGGACTTCAATCATCCCTAGTGTTGAACCAGGCAACTGAGCTGCCTCGCAGAGGAATGATGTCAGTTCGACATCACCCCCAGCGTATCTTGGAAAGTTGATCGTCGCTTTGAACAGGTTTGCTCTAGCGCCGCCACCTTTTAGTTTTGACTTGAAGTCATCGACTCCTAAAATAGCCATGGTATATCTCCTCTAGCGCTATTAAACTGTACCAACAACTTCTTCAAAGTCTACACCTGTTCTTACAGCCACAAAGTTTAGAGTGACATAGTTAATAGAACGAGCTGGCTTGATGAAGATGCTAGCGATGAACTCATTGCGATCTACAACCGCAGGAGTGTTGTTTGTCTCGTCGCAAACTACGCGGAAATCTGTGATACCACGACGACCTTGGATTTCACGAAGGAAAGGTTCAATGATGTTGACAAACTCAGCACGAGTAAACTCATCGTTGAATTCGAACAGAACATTTCTTGCAGCAAGTGCAATTGCTCTTTCAATTGTCAAGAACAGTCTACGGACGTTGATTCTATCAAACGCTGATGGACGTAGAAGACCAGTCTTATCACCAAACAACAACACGCCTTGACCAGGAATGTTTGCGATTGGGTTAACGGACGCTTTATACAGAGTATCACGCTGCGCTTTTGATGGTGTGTAAGCAAGGCTGGTTATGCCTAGATATGCACCACGACGTGAACCAGCTGGTGAGAACCAAGGAGCTGCGTTTGCATCTGTAGCTGCCATCAAACCTGCTGTTGACGATGCTGCTGGAATATAACGATACTTATCATTATACTTGTCGTACACCTTCAAGTAGTTGTTATCAGCAAACAGATAAGAGCTGTTTGTGTAGCCAAACATTGTTGATAGAGTGTCTGCAACAATGTTTGCAGCAGCGTTATTAACAACAGCATCACGGTTAGGAGAAGTTACTACAACACAATCTTTACGAGCTGTTGCGACTGATATTAAATCATTAACAACTGTAACATGGTCTGAATCGTTTGTTAGACCTGGAGCAATTAAGAAGTCTACAGTAATTGTATCTTTGTCTGCAAATAAAGCGTTGCTGGTTAGATAATTACTATTTGTTAAAGCACCACCATTGTTACCGCTGTCTAATGAGAATGTTATAATAGAATCTGAAACAACTGGGCTCCAGAAGTTATCACCACTATCAATTGTTGTACCTGCAGCTGAATCAAACAATAATCCTGCGGTGCCAAAGCCAACCATCTTAATGTAGCTTGATTTTTTATTAATTACATCAACAACGTAGTTAGTTGTACCATCTGCCAATTTAGCATTTGTGCCAACTGATAGGAATGGGAATGTTTCAAGAACGGTGTTTTTTGTTCCCGTAATTAAACCATCTTCATCAATAACTACAATATGAATTTCATCATTTTTAGCTGCCTTGGCAGCAGCAAAATCTGAAGTACTTGGCGAGCCATCGAAATAATCGTTATAAGCCCAGTTCGAGAAAGACGAATCTGTCAAAACAAATGTACCACCCGAATCGCGTCCTGAAGGAACACAGATGGACATTTTTAAGCTGTTGCCTAGCGCGCCAGGATACTTTGCGACAAACACTTGTTTATCACTATCTAGATTTCCTAGTAATGTATCAAAATTTGCATCGTTTTTAACGAGAGGCGCTGCAGCAGCTTTACGAGGATAGCGAGCGTTTTTAGCATTGCTAGTGTTTACTGTACGAACAACTTGAAGGTTGTTTGAATATCTTAAGAAGTATGCTGCAGACAAAAAGTCTACTGCGTTTGAATCGTTAGGAGTACCAAAGGTTGCAGCCAGAGTCGCTTCATTATCGACTTGTGTTGCAACTTCTACAGGACCCCAACGAAATTTTCCAACAATTGCGCCAGTAGTTGATTGTACGTTGGGAACAACGCCAGATAAATCAATTTCCTTTATGATAATTGCTGGAGACTCTGAAGGAGTGAATAATGCCATGACTGTTTCCTTTTCCAGTGTTCCAATAATAAGTTAACCATGATACGGTTATTTTCAATTACTGTTATTTATAACAATCAATAATTAGCGTTGGTATCCCAATGTTCGGCACGCCAGTCCTTATCAACTGACCAACCACTCTTTGGGTCGACTAATGGTTCTGGGTCTGGGTCCGATCCATCGTCTATAAAGCCAAATGGTACAACATCATCTTCAATGTGTCTCGTCTGTTGCTCGAATAAGAATTTCTTAACATTGATATCAGTCATATCGCCAAAAGTAGATAGACCTGTAAAGTAACCAAACAGCACTAGGTTCATCATAAGGTCATCGTGGTTGCCATCAGATGCTTCATACGATTGACCTTTGGCTACGAATGTGGATATCTCGAGAATTGTATTACGATCGACAATCTCAAGTTTACCACCCTCGATTAAGTCCTTTATGTTTGAACACCCAAGTCTTTTAACCTTACGGTCCATTGTAATACCAAGACCGGTTGCCTTTACTGCAGACTGCACATAAAGATTCTCATACTCGTAGTCGTAATACATTCCATTACAAACAACTCCACCTTGGTCATTGTTCTCAATTAGAACCCAAGCGTTGTTATATACCTTAGCATATTTGTGAATGTAATCTGGAAATAGAATAGGCGATACTTTATTGTTTTGATAAGTGGCAACTTGCTTGAAAGGCTTTTGTGTAATGTCAATAATATTGAACGTAGAATAGTCACCGCCAACTCCTTTAGCAACATCGACTGCCATAATGTAATCATGGTCTTTTTTAACTTCTTCATAAATTCTTACAGTCTGATCTTCTAGTATTCTAATTGGCTCAACCATCTTTAGCTTCATAAGAGCTTCGCCACCAATCAGCGTGTCGCCCGTTCCAAAGAATGTGTTACCAAATTCTTGATCAAACTGTAGTTGAGAAGTGTTGGCAATTGTTTGTATCTTCCACTTTTCATCACGGCCTGGAACGTCCCACCAGTCTACACGGAAAGGTTTGAAGTCGTTGGTCCCCTGCACAGCACCTTCCCACAACTTGTGGTACATATTTCCAATACCGTTTGCAGTAGATGTGATGATAACTTTTGTGCTTGTACCAGAAGTAATAACAGGGTAGGTTGAAGTGTAGAATGTTGCGGCATCTTCAACGAATGCAAACTCGTCCAAGTACAGCAAGTTAACAGACATACCACGAATCGATGCGCCAGATGTAGCACGTGCAACAATACGACTGTTGTTTGAGAATTCAATCGAACCTTTGTTTAGAGCCTTTGTTCCAGGCTGTAAGAAGAACGGAAGGTTCTCAAGCATCAATGTGATACGGCCCAACATTTCTCGAGCAGTTTCACCCTTGTTAGCGAGGATAGCAATTGTCTGCTCAGGTTTGAACACTGCATACCACAACAGATACGCAACCGAGCTGATTGACTTACCAGATTGACGACAAGCAAGCACAATGTTAAAGCGTTCACTGTTAAAGTGGTGGAACATCTTGTCTTGGTATGGGTACAAATCAAACGCAACTAAACCTCTGTCGAGGTTGATTACCTTACAATATGTTCGGGCAAAGTATGCTGGGTCCTGAGAGCACTTAACGTATTCTTGAATCTGTTGTTGGGTAAAACCAATAACCGCGCCATCACGTTTTACGTTTTGGTTGCCGTTGTACGAATAATTCATATTAGCCACTTGGGGTCACATCTTTCATATTGTCGATCAACATCTTTTGCAAGTCCGCTGTCGAGCCAAAGAATACATTGTTTGTTGTTGCGCCTGGAAGCGCTGCTACTTCGTCTGTCTTGTTAAAATCTTTTTTCTTCTTGTGAAGATCAATCAAGTTACCATTGACGTCAGCAAGGGTCTTCATCATTGTTGACAACACTTCAAATGCTCGAGGGTGCTCAGTAGCTGTAGCAACTCCAATCATTTCATCCATCGCTTGAGATCCTTTGGCTAGGATATCGTGATAGACTTGTCTTGCATATTCAAAATCATTATCTGCTGAGTCGGTCATGCGCTATCTAAAGCCCCATATATTGTAGTTGTAAATCCATAATCACTATCAGCAGTTGCGTTTGCTGGATCTGGAGTAACACGAATGCTTTCAACAAATTGATCTGAATCTTTCATTCCATTATCAATTTGGTGAATATCAACAATAGCTTTTCTAATGATCTTACCTGCAGCAGAACCACCATAGAAGCTAATCTTCATTTCAAAATCTAGCGTGTAGATAATTGTTCTACGAGATTCAACAGCACCCTCATAGTCATCACTAAATGTGACGCTATTTAACACAAGCGGCACATCTTCTTTCACTGATGGAAAGTCTACAAGCGGCTTGATTGTTAGGGTGTATTGTGGACTAAAAAATGGAATGATTTGCTCAACAACTTGCAATGCATCATCGTGAGATTTTGCATAGATGTTAAGTTGGAATCCAATGTTGTATGGGGCAGGTGTATAGATCTTTGTTCTGTTGGTTGACGCTGTGCCAACATAATTGACATTGTTGGTCTTTGCCAACTGTCTGGTTGGGTCATATCCAATTGATATAATCTCAAACGACATTCTTGGCAGCTTAACAGCAACCTTAGTATCGTTATCCAGATCGGGGTTTTCTAACAAGCGTTCCATATACTTGCGCTTGGGGGCATAAGATAATGGAACCTTAATAGTGCTAACACCGTCACCGTTTGCTGCTGTGCGCATGATGTAAAGATTGTTAAACATTGTTCCAAACAATGCTACACTCTTTCGAATCGTCTGGTTATAAAAATACGTTCCAAACATTACTTATCCTTCCACAGAGCCAAATGGGTTGCTTTCTGTGAAGTCAATAAAATCATCATTGTTATTGAAATCATCATTCTGAGCGCTTGCTTGGTTCAACTGTTCATTAATAGATGTTACCATTCTGCGTAGAGTGTTACCATCACTGTCTAGCGAGATAATAACTCTAGAAGAAACAAACTCGTGGTAATCACTATCGTCAGATCCAATATGAGCAAGCTGTAGAATGTTATCAGAGTCGTTGTAGTCTACAATGTCACCAGTTACAATAACGCCAGATGCTAGCGTTTGAGTAGCAGCGTTGCCAATGATAAAGCCTTTAGCTGACGAATCTTGCAGCGTTAGTTTAACAACATATCCGATCTGTTCAATCGTATCGATAGTTGCAACATTTGTGTCAAAATCTTCATCGTTGTATTCAAACTTCTCACAACGCAGCTTGTATGTTGGCAGGTTGCTCAACTGATAGAATGGCTGCTCGTGTTCAACGTGCATAATCTCAAACATAGTGTTGCTGAGTGTTAGATATATTAGATCACCTTCGCGAGGACGAACTGAGTTGATCTCGTTGTCATATCTCTTAACAGTTTGGTTCCAACGACGACGAGCGACAATGAATGTTGCTTGGTCTCGAAGTTCGACACCAAACTTTGTCATCAGATCGCCTTCACCATCAAACCCATCAACGTTCTCAATATACATTTCAATCTTGTATGCTGAGTTAAATCGTGATGGAATATCGTCACCAAAAATTGGGTCCTTGTTGACAATGTCACGAGGAAGATAGTAGACATCTTGGCCATACATCTTCAACGACTCAATGACAATGTCCTCGAATAGATTCTGTTCAGACTTAACTTTTTGGCTAAAATATATATTGGTTGCCATGTTATCCTACGTAGAAATCGATTGGCATTTCATGGACAGATCGCATCTCTGTTAGGATTTGTTCAATCTCGTTTGTAGCATCTTCGTAGAACTGACGGCCGTTTAGTGTAACACCACCTGGCAACTGCATTCCCTCAAACTTCATAAGGTTCATACCCCACTGCTGCTTAATCAAAGCAGTTGTGTAGTCCTTCATAAACGTATCATTCCACACAGAGCTGTATGTGGTTGGATTGACTTTTGCCATTACCTCAGCAACAACATAGTCGCCTCTCTGTATATCACCATCGACAAAGTCACCATCGATGTACAATCTATTCTGACGGCGTGAGAAACGAATCTGTGGTGTACCATTTAGTTGCATATCAAGCAAAGAAACATACTGGTTGATCTGCTCGTGATAAGCAAGGTCGCCAATGTAGTTGTACATGCTTGTGATGTCGTTTAGCATTAACTGATACTTGATGTCAAACATACCACGAGATGTTCCTAGCCCAGAGCTAATTGGAAACATCTTTGTGACGTAAATAATGTTTGGATCTAAAGTAATGTATCCGCTGCTAAGATTAGAATCTGTTACCTGATGCTGCAGATATGTTCTCAACGTGCCTTCTGAGTGGTAGTCGTGATACTTTGACAAAGCATCATCAACCTTATCCTCAATTTGATCCGGATCAACGTTGATGTCAATTACTGGAGAGCCTAGACGGCGTAGGCAATAATCGATGAGGCTTTGTCTAGATGATGGAATTGCCATGTTGTTTTCCTATACTGTTTCCAGTATTTATACTTATGTACTGGGACTGTATATTGTCTTCAGTACGGTGCCTGCTGAGTTGTAGATAATTAAAGATGTTGCGGAGCTGAAGTCGGCCGACACAATTGACCCCGCCGTAATGGCGGAGCTAATAGCAATGTTTGCACTACCGTTAAAAGATGTTGCTGTACCTGTTACGTCACCACTAATTGCAATGGTTCTAGCGGTTTGCAAAGTTGTAGCGGTCGTGGCATTACCAGATAATGCGGCCGTGCCGCCACCAGCAGCATCAAGATAAGTATTTGCCTTAATTGTTGACATTATCTTATGCTCCCCTTATCATACAGCCATTAAACCACGAAATATTTGCAAATGCAGTTGTAGTTAGCGCCGCAGCATTGCCGTGTTGAATGTAAATCTCAAAATAATCAGTTGATCCATTTGCATAGGCAGTAGAACTAACACTCATACTGAAGAAGTTGGAAGCAAATTGTACACCACTTGAGTTAAATCCTCGTTTGTATTCTGTACCATTTTTGTAAAGCACAATCATATTCTCGCCAGTGCCAGATGCACCATCTAACCGGACACTGGCATTCAATGTATAGTAACCTTCAACAGTCGGAGTAAATCTACTACTAGCAAAGTTATTGTTTGTGTCGTATTCTTCTGTACTAAAATTGACTTTTTGTAAACTGCTCCCAGCAGTGATACTTTGCGAAATTGCCGGATACGCAGAGAATGCAGGGCCATTGACTGCTTGCTTACCACTGATAGATATTGGCCCGGGAACGCTTAACGCACCAGCATTAGTTAAATTAAATATGTTAGCTGTATAGGCACTATTAATAATCTCTATACCGCCCGTACTATTCAATCGAAGGAATTTATTTGGGTTAGTGGCACCGCTTGTTGTGTTAGTAATATTCAAGAAGTCAAAATAACCTACACCGCCCTGTGTATCTTTACCAGTTAACTTCAGTGCACTACCAGTTGCAGTTAGTGGCTGATATGTTACATCTACGTTTGTCGCAGTAGAAGATGTAATGCCGGATGTACCGTTAAGAACTATAGACATTATGCCTGTGCCTCTGACCAACGTAGAATAACGTGACCTGTTCCTGTGCCTGCTGTAAGACGAATATTCACAGCCATAATGTCAGATCCGTCAGGGTATTTAAAGTCACCACCAAGCGGCGCACCCGTAAGCTCCTTCAACGAATCCAAGTTCAAACGATCCACAGATGTACCAGAGGTTACAGACGGAGCATGGAACGCGAATACCTGTTCGCCAGGGATCGCAAATGTTCCTGATGACCAAGTAATAGATGTTGCAACTTGGGCAAGACTTGGCTGACCACCAACAGCTTCTGTGTTAAGTGGGAGCCAAGTAGCACTTGCAAAGTTTTTAGGATTGAGAACACCTTCAACTTGAACAACACCAGGAGTTGTACCTGTTGTTAAAGCAGCACTAATTTCTTGCAGCAGTAACTGAGATCTGTTAAGAAGTTCTTTTGCACCCAATGCACCAACTTGGCTGTTAGAAACTGAAGGAGCTAGACGAATTACAAATGCTGTCTGTCTTGAAGTGGTTAATGATAGACCTGTACGTTCATAGTTAAAGATGTAACCGCGGTCGTTTGTGAAACCACCGTCCATAATCAGAGCAGAACCCCAGTGGCTAAGTGTTGGTGAACAGAGGTTGCTAACAAGAATTACACCAGTGTTTAGTGCATGTGTTGCAGCCGCACCAGCGGTGAATGTAGATGATGTACCTTGCTGCCATTGGGTTAATGATGCAGCACGAGTACATCCAGTCAAGTTGCCAGCGCCAGAAGTAACAGATTTACCAGTATATCTAATCATCTCGTTGTCAATGTACACCGTGCCGGCAGTTGGGAAGAAAGTTAAATCATCCAATGGAATGGTTGTTTGAACAGCGTCCATAGCTGCTGTTAGTGCAGCGTTTGGATCATCATTTTCAATTGAGTATCGAACAGGTAAGTTGCCTGAACGCATGTATGCTTCATCGTTAATGTTGTTATTTTTCATACGATGAACAAAGACCCAATTACCATCAGAACCACGAACCATAAAGTCAACAAAGCCCGCACCATACCATGTATACTGCAATCCCATCATCTGCATCTTATTTGTATCAATGTTGAATCCACTAGGACCATTACCATCAATAGTATCAATGTTGAAGTTGCTTTGTTTAATACGCACTTCCTGAATCAGGTTAGCTTTAAGACCACTAGTTGTAGTGCCTCTATAGTCAGGCGATACGTTAATAGCAGTATCAGATATAACACCAATTACGTGGTGAGTCATACCACGAATAACAATTCTATCACCAGCTCTTAGTTGTTGAGTGAATCTTGTGTTGGAACCCGTAATGGCATTTGAGTTTCCAGTTGCAGTTATCGTTCCACTTAGCTGTGTAGTAGCATTTCGTCTTACAACACATAAGTTATTTCCATCATGTTCCCAGAACAGTCCGTTTTGGTCGTCAAACATACCAGCCCGAACAGATGCACCGTGCCACGCTTTAACATAAATCTTTGGTGAAATACCCAGTACTGCTGTTGTAGCACCAACAGTTGCCGTGGAAACAACTGTAAATTGATAGTCACTTGTAATTGTCGCAACAGCATACGTACCGTTGTAACCAGATGTTGTGATACCAGTTAATTCAACAGTAGCACCAATTTGTAATCCATGTTCCCAATCATCTGTCGTAACAGTAATTGTAGATCCTATTCCAAGCCCACTCGATGTAACAGATTGAATGTCATAGTTTGGTTTGAATAGCGTACCTGTTGACCAAATAAAGCCTTTACCAGATTGATATC